TGCTCCATCAGAAAGTGTGCCAAAAGTTACTGTACCAGATGCCGTGACACCAGTACTTGATAATAAGCCAGTAGAAGGATTGTAAGTTAAATCACCATCTGACTCTAAACCTAAATTACCGCCATCTACATCACCACCTGCTGTAAAAATAATAGCATTGTTTTCATTTGTATTTTCATTATCTGTTATAGTGACAGTTGTAGCAATAGCGGCAGTTCCAGTTGTGTCTTGGTTTAAAGTCCCAACTGTAAAGTCTAGTGTATTATCGCCATCTTGATATGCTACAGTTATACCTGATTCAGTATTTGAACTAACCATAGCACCGACAGTATCAGCAATTGTTTCAGCTAAAGTAACTCCACCAATAGTTATTGCATCGGCTTCTAATGTACCATCTATGTCAGCATCACCTGAAATATCTAAGCTTGCGGCATCTAACTCGCCTGCTACTGTTACAACACCACTAGTAAGAGTTATTAAATCAGTATCAGAAGTATGCCCGATAGTTGTTCCATCAACTATAACATTATCAACTGTAAGAGCCGTTAGTGTTCCTATACTTGTTACATTTGTTTGGGCTGCTGATTGTAGTGTACCAGTTAAATTAGTAGCAGAGAAACCAGTAGCGCCTATTATTCCAGTTGAAGGATTATAAGTTAAACCTGTATCAGTTTCTATTCCTTGTGTGCCTGTAGCACCATCCACAAATGTAAGGTAAACTGTTTCGTCTGTTGTGTTATTTGCACTAGCCGTAATACTTGTAGCTATCGCTGCTGTTCCTGAAGTATCTTGGTTCAATGTTCCAATTACAAAATCTAATGTGTTATCGCCGTCTTCATAAGTAACTGTAATATTTGTTTCTGTGTTAGAACTAACCATAGCTCCAACTGTATCTGCTATATATTCATTTAAAGCTGTACCATCTACAGTTATTGCGTCTGCTTCTAATGTACCATCAATATCTGCATTACCTGAAATATCTAATGTAGTAGCATCTAATTCTCCTGCTACAGTAACTACGCCATCAGCTAATGTTATTAAATCGGTATCATCTGTATGTCCTATTGTTGCGCCATTAATATTTACATTATCTATAACTGCCTGTGTAATTGCACTATTTGTTCCTAATGTTGCACCATCTACTGAACCACCATTTATATCTGCTGTGTCTGCTACTAAAGCATCTGTAGTAACTGTGCCATCAAAATAGGCATCTTTAAATTCTAATGAGCTTGTTCCTAAATCTATATCATTATCTGTAACAGGTACGATAGCTCCATCTTGAATGCGAATTTGTTCTACTGCTGCGCTTGAAACCTGAACAAAAAATCCCCAACGATTATTTGTACTATCAGCTACGATTTTATTTAGAAAATCCTGATCGCCAATAGTATGAATATGACCGCCTTCTCCTGCTGTTCCATCGTGTGAATGTCCTGTAGTGCTGCTTGAAGCATATGAAAAAGCAGTTAGAAGTCTATTAAATTCATCATTAAATAAAGCAGCAGTAATAGTATCCCCATCGGCAAAACTGCTTTGTCTTACATAACTTGTACCCATTGTTATCTCCTACCGGAAGGTCTATAGTCTACACAGAAACCATTTATTGAATAAGGTGCGTTAGTATCCTGACTGTATATCTTAAAGGCTATATTATGTCCACTTCCCTGTACTGCCTGTCTTGCCATTGGATCGCTTGATGCTCCGAATACTGCTGTACCAAGTGTTGAATCTCCGAAAACTGCCGGAGTTGGTATTGAATCTAATGTATATACAGGTGGTTGTGGTCTATTAGTATCATCAAAATCATATGTTATCTTTAATGTTGGCTGAATTGTTCCTTCAGGAGTAAAAGATATTTTTGTATAATGTAATGATTTAAGTGTTCCTGCATCTCCAAAATCTAAATTAGGTGTCTTATATCTTGCATCTATATTTGCTGATGATCCTGCGGGATTAAAATCATTTCCTGTATTATGATTATAAACATAACCATCTTTATCCCCATGATATACTTGTTCTACACTATCATTATCAAAACCAGATGTGAAGCCGTGTGCTTGTATTCCTATTGTTTCAGACCACTCAAATCCTCTAGGTGTTATAGTTCCTATTAAACCTTTTGCGGTTGTACTTGAACCAGAACTTGAACTATAGAATAATCTATATTGAGATTTACTTCTTAGTACTGCACTACTAATTACATATGTATTTATATTGGCAGCTATAGAAGATACTATAGATTGTATTTGTCTAGATACAGAGCTTAACTCTACGTCACCAATACGTGCTGTACCTGCAACTAAACGAAAACCATCAGGACTTAAAAATATTAAGTCACCTCCAATTTCCTGAATGCTGTGTCCATCTAAACAACCTACGTTTTGTGTAATAGGTACAATAGCAATATTACTTGAGTCATTTATGTTTATAAGTTTATAAATACTATTCTTACAAAATATAATTAAATCGCCACGGAAACTTCTTAGTCCTACTACTTGGTCATCTAATACAATACTACCAGAACCAGTAGATGAGAAACTATTTATATCACTTGTACCACTATAGTATATAGTATTTAGTGCTGTGGCTGCTCCGGCAACTACTAAGTGTTTGTCGTGTATAGTACAAAATTTAGGATAATGAGTTCCACTAACTGTAACTTCTTCATAAAAGAAAGTTCTATCAGCTAATGCACCTGTGCCTGTCATTTTAAAAAGAGCAGGTTTAACTCCAGAACCTTTATCAGTAATTACTACCTCACCATAAGTACTATCGCCTTCATATAAAGCAAAAGTAGCTTGGCCTTGACTTGTTCTAGCGGCTGTACTTCTACCAGTAAACGTAGAGTAGTTATCTCCTGAACCACTTACACTAGAACGATTTATTTGTAACCAACTTGTTCCATCTAAAGTAAAATAGATATTAGTTCCTGAACAAGCAATTACGCCATCACCATAAACAAAAAGCCCTAAAATACTATTAGAGCTATTAGGTCTTGCTGCACTTCCTCCACCATATGAGGTGAAACCATTTATTCTTCTATAGCCCCCATCTGGATCAACTTCAAAGTTCTGTAACTCTGTAGCAAATCCGGGTTGCTCTAGCATTTGAAACTGGTTAAGATTAGTGTTCAGACCGCCTTGACAAGATAAACCGAATGCTTGCATATTTAATCAAACCTAATTCTGTCGTCAGACATATAAGTGGGAACAGTTCCTATTAAATTTTCTCTCATGCTTTTTAATCCTTTCTTATAATCTTCTAAGGCAAAAGCAGACATTTGGGGGTTGTCTTTAAATTGATGTGCATAATATCTAGCCTTTGCTATTACAACTGTTTTATACATATCAGGAAAAACTATTGCATCATCATGTGAAGATAGTTGTGTAGGTAAATCATAAGCAAAAAACCAAACTTTATAGACTGCATCTGGTATAGGACTTAAACCAAACTTACGTCCGTCTGGACTTCTAATAACAAAATTGGGTTCTCCACCTACAGCTTGATCAGCATCATCAGCGTTTTCTCTAGCCATTCTAAAATCTTTCCACTTCTCTGTGGTTACGAATCTTAAATTTTTAGAAACATAAGGGGCTGATTGACCGCTTACGCCTATAGTTGTTAGATAAAAATTATCCCAATCTATAGAACCATAGTCATCTTTTAAAGCTGAACTTGCTGCTTTTAATTCGTACCATCTAGTTCCTGCGGTAGTTGACACAGCAACATTTCCGTACATAGGATCAGTAGCACCACTTTCTCCTGTAGCCAGAAAAGGCCATTGCGGTTCTTCGTTTACTATATCTAAGTATGCTCTATTAATACAATCTTTAGAATGTGCTTGAATACCAACAGCACTAGAAAAAGTTGAAGAAGTTAAAACAACTTCATTCATCTCTCTGAGTAATTCGTTTGTTAATTGAAGAAATGTTGTTGCCATAATTATTCCACAAGTTCTTTATGATTTGTTGTATTCTTAGACTTGTTAAAAATACGATCATAATTGTCTTTATATTTTTGGGTGTCCTCATTTTGCATATAACGACCCCCTACTTTAATTCGTTTATTAGGATTAAACCTAACAGGATTTTGTTCACTTCCTAATTGTGGCATATTTTATTCTCCATAAAATTAAAGGGGGCATATTTCAGCCCCCAATAATATTTAGTCAATACCATAGAAGGCAGAAACTAATGCTTCGCCACGTAGTACTTTAGCTCCATAAACATGAAGTCCTCGTACTATGTCACCAAAGCTATCAGGATCACGCAACACTTCAGTACTAGTAATAGTCTGAGCAGTTGCAGTAGATGAGATATGACCACCAATACATTTACCTGCTGCATTTGAAGTAGAGGCAATGTTGTTAGTTTTATACATATCAAATCCACGTAACTTACCAGTTGATACTAGTCCATTACGGATTGAACCTTGACCTGCGTTGTAATCAACAGACAGAAGCTTAGAAGAACTTTGAACAAGTACTTCATAAAACTCTGGATTTGCTAAGAACCAACGTCCTTCTTCTGGAACATTTTGCTCATCCAACAAACGTGCCATATGTGAAAGCACATCAATAGGATCATGTTCAGAAGCAGCAAAGCCAATGTCTAGATTACCAGTACCATCAAAAGTACCTGCTGCTAGATCGGTTGCATTATCAGAACCCAAAATATGATTAGGGCTAGATGAGGATACTCCAGAGAACATTGTTGCAATAACGCCCTCATCAAAAGCATCCTTAATTGAATAAGCTGCTGAAGATGCAGCAACGTCACGCCAGTTTACGTGTGACATATTACTTTCAATGTCATCAACTATAAACTTGAAGCCGTTCGCTGTATCAACGACCAAAGTTAATTCTTGGTCAGTGAGCTTAGTCGCAGTTACATCTGCGCCTCTTTCATACTGATAAACAGTAATTTCTGGTTCTTTGATGATCTTTACAGAATCACCATACCCTGTAATTTCACCTGCGTAATCTGTGTTGGTAATTGCTTCCGCAACAGATGACTTCCTAAAGAAATTTAGGACTGTCTTTGAATAGACAGAAGGTAAAAAGAATGAATTATTTTGTCCCGATACGGAATTACCAAAGTTAGCATTGGTATCCGTAGACGGTTCAAAATATTGGTCAGATTGATTATAAGCCATTGTAATATCTCCTCAAAACTTATTTCGCTATTCTGCCTTCTGATAAAGCCAGTTTAATTTCATCTTCATATCGGTCAAACTGATCAATAGACATCTTAGCAATTTCTCTTTCTGTCCAAATTTTAGGAGCTTTCGCATCCACCGCTGTAGTTTTTGTAGACACCATATCGGCGGCAGACCTATTCTCCTGATTTTTGGACTGCCTCTTTTGTGGTGACTGAGCTATTATACCCTTTTCCATTTTGTAAAGGTCTATAGCACGACTAGCTAAAGTCGCATCACTATTGTTTGAATAAATCCATTTCTGTATATCTTCAGGCTGTGCTTTCGCCCATTCGTGAAAATCATCATTACCCCGTATATCTTCAAAATCGGGGTGATTAGCTCTTAGAACTGTCTCTGCTTCTCGTTTTAAGAGATCGGCTTCACGCTCTTGGATTGCCGATAATTGTTGACGTAGTTCTTGAGTTTGATTCTCACTTTGTAAATGAGCAACAGTCTCAACTGTTTCATACAAGTCTGGATTTTTCGCTTTAAATTTCTCAAGTTCTTCTAAAGTTTTCGGAGCTTGATACTTCGGTGCTTTATCAGCAGCCTCCGCAAGAAGTTCTTGTTCCTTTTGTTTGAACTCAGAAATCCTACTGTCGTAATGTTTCTTTAGATCATCATACCTCTTCTTATAATTAACATCTTTAGAATTTTTAACAAGGGGCTTTTCTGATTCCTCAGAAGGCGTAGCTTGTTGGTCTTCAGATGGTGCGTAGAATAATCCATCAGCATCACCCATTGATGGTCTATCAGGGGTGTGCCAATCTTTCTTTGCATTATAAGGGTTAGGTGCTTTTTCCTCCACAGGATTAGTTTGTGTCTCAGCCATAATACTTCCTCCACGGGGCTTGAAAGATTTAAAAGGTAGCCATTACAATGAATTATTTGTACGGATAATTCGGTAAGGGGCTTTTACTTCAAGGT